GGATCGTCTTCATACTCGTTCAGCGTTGCAAGCCCTGTGGCAAGTGTGGCGTTGTACAGTACTTCCCAATTCTCATCGGTGAAATTAGTACTATCGAACAATTCTGAACCAAGGGGGGTGTCATTGGGATCAGCATCGGCCTGCGTAAGGAAGAGTCTTACAGATCCGTAGGCGGTTTCTTCCTTGTATGTTACATAGTAGTCCACCCCTTCGATTGTTACCTTGGCGTTCTCCGCGATAAGCGCGGCGGTGGCCGTGGTCACATGAATGAAGAGGCGATAGTTCTCCGCGTTCAGCTCATCCGCGGAATCTTTCAGCATCACGCATTTATAGGAGCTCCCCGCGAAAGTGAGATCTTTCGCGAGGGGGCTCTTAAGATATTCGCTGAACGGGAAGATTCCTGAAAAAGGCATTCTACTTTGAGGCCTTCTTAGGTTCTTCGATCAGGGTACAGAAGCGGCGGTTCAGAAGGATGTTCAGCTCTCCGGGAGTGAGAGGACCTTCGAAGGTGTCACCAGCTTTGTACGCTTTTCCGGCGATCATCACGCCACTATTGATTTTGAGCTTGTAGCTCTTCAGTACTGCCATGGTATCAGCTCACTGAAAGATATGGAACATCGGTTGAGATCACGAACGCGTCCACATTCTTGCAGACACTGTCATGATACATGGTACCATACACACGGATCTTCTCGTTCTTCTTCTGTGTGAAAGGATCGAGGAAGATATCGAGACCACCCCAGAAGGCGTTCACCATCTTGGAGAAGTCACCGAACGCGAGGTAACCGTCTGTGATGTTGGTTGAGGTTCCGATCTCATATGGTCCGAGCTTTCCGTCTTTGGCGAGCATGGTTGACTCACCAACGGTGATCGGAGTAACATTGAAGCGGTACTCTGTCAGCGGCGACATAACGAACTTGAGAAGGTTCTTGTTGTTCTGGTTCTTGGCCGCGGCCACGATCTTCATCACGGTTTCGAAAGTCACGGATGCAAGGGAAACCGAGGTAATGCCGGAAGTGTTGAAGAGTCCGGTAGGCATTCCGGTTCCGGTACCGTGGAAGAATCCCCAGTCGATCTTCTTCAGGATCGCGAACATGAGCTCCTGAATCACGAGGTTCTCTACCGAGGGGTTGCCCTGAATAGCGAGCTGACGGGAGTAATCGGTATAAGCGCCAACACGGTGAGGATCAAGAGTGATCGATGAAAGTGTCATGTTGCTTTCAGCGGCATCATCAGTTTCACCTTCGTACTCAGCGGATACATCACCCGTTTGGATGGGGATCTTCTGGTTCATCGAAAGACCGGAGAGCGTAAGGGCTCCGAGTTTGCCGGAAAGAAGTTCAGCCTTCAGGGTAGCTTCGAAGAGATCAGGTCTGAACTGCTCACCAACGAGGGTCTGACCCGTTGTCGCGCCGGCTGTGGTAAGCGCGGTTCTCTTTTGAACAAGGGCGCGGTAGATGATCTCATCGGGAACGATGAGGCCTTCTGATTCGCGGCCGTATCTCTTGGCAAGGTGATCGCTCACCTCGTGCTCATAACCCTTTTTCTGTTCGGCCATGTTTCTGATGGCGTTCGAAAGGGAGTATTTGTCGAGGTCTTTCTTCTCGAGGCCTGATTCTTTCTGAGGCATCGCGGGCTTTGTGCTGTCCTTCTCGCTGAGTTTCTTCAGCACAAGGGCGCGGGCGTCTGCCACGGAGAGATCTTTGAGATCGTCGTAGGTCACGCCGTCTTTTTCGAATTGGCGGGCAAGGGCATTGATCTCGCTCGCTCTCTGGGATTCCTCCAGTCTGATCCTGGCTCTTTCCTGCTCGAGATCGACCGTGAGAGGGGTCTGGTTGTTGTTTGGTTCTTGTGGCACGGTTAATGTCCTTTCTGTTATAAATTCACGAGTGTAATCTCTTCCAACTCCAACGGTGTCATCCGCGGGAACGGTAACGATCGAAACCTCATAGGGTTGCCATCTTGTTACGCGATATGTTTCAGTTTCTTTTTCTTTCTTCACGAACTGCATCTCTTCCACCTGATACCCGATCGAGGTCTTCGAAAGGATGCCCGCTTCAATGTTCTTGTAGATATCCATCGCGTGTTCGGTTTTCGCAAACTTCACTTTCACGCGGAGTTTGCCTGAGTCAAGCCATGCCTTTTCGATCACGCCCACGAACTTGTCGCGATCGTGGTTGTAGAGAACTATCGCGCGGTTGTTCAGCCGTGAGAGGTCAACTTCATTTTCACCATGTCCGAGGATCTCATACCCGAACCACCTTTCGTAAGGTTCTTCGGATGAACAAGACATCTCGACAAAAATATCGTCTTGATTATCCTCAGCTCTGAGTGCTGTTATTTTGTCCATCATCACCCTCTGAAGTGGTGGCTGGACTGTTTTGGTTTGGGGCATTAAGGTCTCCAAATTTTAATCCTAATTTCTCTTCATACTCTTTTTCAGCGGCGAGCTGAAGCATTGTTTCTTCATAGTCAAGGCCGCTTTCAGCGAGTATCTGTCTCCTGGTTTTGAACCCGTTCCTGAGCGCCATCTCCTGTGCCTGACTGTCTTTCAGGGGGTCAACCCAAGGCCAACTGCGACCGCGCCATGTGGGTTTGTTGAACTTCTCGAACTTGTTGAAAGGAAGTCTGGTATCAGGTGAAACGAGAAACATCTCAAGCCACGCCGAGAAAACGGGATTGAGAAACTTCTCCTTTAACCAGTTTTGCACTTCCTTGTAAAATTCTCTCTCGTCGAGCAGACCGGCACGGATCGAGGAGTAGTTAACTCCCTCCAGATCGTTGGCAAGGGTGTTGTAACTTACACCCATCGCGCTCGCGAGCTCCCGTGTAATCGCCTTCGTAAAAGCGCCGTACTGATCGGAAGGGAACTTGGGATCGAAGCCGTTGAACTTGTATCCCGCCGGGGCGATGAATATCTCACCCGGAACAAAGTCTTCTATGAAACTGCCGCGTTCGTCTTCTTCACCCACATAATCACCCGCCTCAGCTGAGCGCTCGTACCACCCGAGTTTCTGCGATACACGGGCGTTTTTAAGCGATGCTTCTGTGTATTTGGCGAGGTGATGGAAGTTTATCAGAGCGGAGGCGAACCACGAAAGTCCGCGGGTCTGGTTTACAAACTCAGGGTGATAGAGATGTATTATCTCTTCAGCCGGCACCCTGATCTTTTTGTTTGGTGCCACCATGTACAGATCGAGCGCGGGATCCTTCACGGTGAACCAGTATGCAACGGGTTTGCCGGCGGGATCATGTTCGATACCCATCCTGATGAAATTGCCGTTCTGCAGGTTCCTGTTATCCATGAGATCGAGGTACTCGCTGGTGATCATCTCAAGACCGAAGCGGTATTTGTTTCCCTTGTATCCACGGCGAAGACGGATGAATACCTCACCGTCCATCGCGGTGTTGGTAAGCACCAACATTGTGAACAACCTGAAGGTATCGTTTGTATTGATCGATACCGATGAACTGTTCGACCATTCACGCCAAGCCTCTTCTATGTAAGAGTTGGCAAACTCATCCGGTCTTTTGGTCCAGATGGTCGAGCCGGGGTTAAGGCGGTCGGGCACCTGCTCGAAATCGTAACTCTTCACCTGGAGCAGGAAGCCTTCAGCTCCCACGACGTTTTGCCGCAGCATCCTCATGTACTTCGATCCGTACCCGGTGTTCTTCACCAGAAAGCGTCCACGGTGCATGAGTATCGATTGTGACACCCACACATCACGGTCGATCACATTCCCGGTGGAGGGGAGATCGAGAAGAGTCTCATCGGTGCGGGCGCCCAAAAAGTTACGGACGCCCACGGGCCAACGAGAGGTCTTACGGGAGGATTCTTTTTTGCTCCAGGGCCAACTGAATGCCAAGGTTAATCAGCCTTCCTGTACGCGTAAACTTTGTAGGCAAAAACGGTCGAACTGTTGCCTGCTGTACCCAGCGCGCGGATCCTGAGATACGGCACTTTGTATGAGTTAAGATCAAGCGATTTAACCAAATATGTTGAGGCACTGTCAGATGTCGAAACGGTATCGACATTAAACCAGTTTGAGAGGTCATAACTTCCCTGAAGGAAAGCGGATATCTTCCGTGTTGAAGCCGTACCACCCGAGAGGATCACTCCCACTTTCAGGGGGTTGGTCGAAAAGTCGTTGGTTATATCCGTGAGTGAAAACGGATTGGTGGTCAGCGTGTCAGTGGATGCGATAGTGCCCTGATAACTGATTATCTTACCGTTGGGAATGTTCACGGTAGCGCCATTGGTCGCCCACTGGGGAAGGGCGGCGGTAGTGAGAAAGGCTGTTATGAGTGTGATCAGAAAAAAGATCTTTTTCATTTTGGTTTTGCTCCTTTAAGGGTTACTGAAATCTTGGGATTATTTTGTTCCGGGGTTTACCGCCGGCTTTAATTTTGGCCCGTTCATCTTCCTGAGAAACGAGAATTTCATATCTCATCTTCATTTTCCAGAGGTCTTCATGGCTCATCATTGAGAGGGTGGCTCCATCGATCGAGAGATTCATTGTCTGTGCCGTGGCACGCCCTTCGATCACCGAGTTGATGGCATCGAGTACGATACGCGCGTGGCTCCTCTGGTCACCCGAGGTCGAAAGGGGGTTTGCAAAAACAGTGCAGGCCTTTTCGGATAGGATGTATTTGTTGGAGTTTTTTACGGCGTAGGTGATCACCTGGTAATCACCGGCGGTCATGTCTGTGGAAACAGCGGAAGTGAGGGTGAGAACAAAGCCGGCTCCGGAAGCTGTGCCGGCTATGGTCTTGGTTGTAGCCGCAGAGGTCAAGAGAACGAAAGTGACACTGAGCGAATATTCAGAGGAAGGGTAGTCGCTAAACTCCTCTTCCCACTCGTATGTAAAACCTGCTTTTATTGTGTCCGGTGCGTTCAATTTTCTTCCGCGTTTTAGAAATTACGGAAGTGTATATATATCCTAAAAAGATTTTAAACAATAGTTATAGTGGGCTTTCGCGTGGGCTTTCGCGTGGGGCGCGGCCTGCCCCACTTTTTAGAGTATTATTTTCTTGATTGTCACCGTTTGCGTTTCGATCTTCACCTCTTCCTTCAGCTTCCCCGGATCGATCTGGTCGAGCAACTGGTTCACTACGGAGTTGTAGGTCATGTTGTATTTCTTACTCAACTTCAAAATCTTATCTGAATTTACGGTTGTCAGTCTGATGTGTATGCCGGTGTTTTTCTTCATATACTCCATCTCTTTCTTCTTTTGTCGAACATCGCGAACGGATTTTCTTTTTTAGGTTTAGGGTTGAATATTGGTTCTTCTATCGGTGCGGCCGCGGGTGCTTCCTCCGTGGCCATCACACTGTCATCACGCTTCAGCTTGAACTTCGGCGCGAGGATGCGGTAGGCGGCAAGGTTATAAACTGTAAGATCAAGCACCTCGTTACGCGCGTGGGTGGTCCGCTTTTGATACTCAAGCCTGATCCCCTTCTTTGTCTTTAGCCTTACCTTCACCTCCGCGGTAAGCTGCTCGAAATAATCCTCATCGCACACATCGCGACTGAAGTGCATGTAGCCGGGGCCCGGTTCCTTCAGCACAAGGCGGCCAAAGATGAGATCTTTCGCGGCGTGCGTACCGATCGAAAATAGTTTCACATTTGCTTTGTTGTTTCGTGTAGGCTTACGGGTAAGTGGCGCGCCCTGGGTCGAGCTTCCTTTCATCGCGAAGAAACGGCGGGAGGCGTAGCGTTTACAGAAACGGTAGGCCTCATCAGTGAAGTGGCCGCCGGTATCAACACCAACGCAGGAAACGCGGAGAGTGTGAAAGGGGGTAAGAAGATACTTCGCCACTTCGCTCCATAATGATTCCTCCGCGGGGTTCCCATACCATTGCCGGTAATCGATCACCCATGTCTCTTCACCTTCACCCCATCCGAGGATGAGGGTTTCCAAACGGTCGTCCTGAACATCGACGGCGCCGGTGAGTTTATAGATGCGGTCGCTCCACTGGTAGTCTTCGCACCGTGCCAACAGCTGTGTGGTCTTTATATCGCTCTGGATATCAGACTCCCACGGGAGTGCAAGTCCGGTGTTCTTGAACACCTTCATGTAGGTGCTGTCACCTTCCTTCTGTTTCTTCCGTGCTTCGATGAATTTCTTCACAAGGGACGAAAGGGGACTGAAAGGTGAGTAGAGTTCACTCAGGTGAAACCCGGGGCGATTCTTCACTTCGGGATTTTCGGACACCCATTTACCCGCCTGAATCATGGGGTAGCGCTTCTCTTCCTCTATTGGTTCGTTGCAGCTTATGCACTCATAGTAGGCGGTCTCGGGTTTTCCTTCTTCCCACCGGACCTGATCCCAAACCATCTCCTGATATTCTCCGCAGTGAGGGCACGGCACATGCCATTTCCTTTGATCTGTCTCCTCCCACTCTGTCCATATCTTGCTGGTTTCTTTATTCCCGGGGGATGAGATCAGTATGGTCTTTGAGTTGCTGAAGGTTTTGGTTCTTTCCTCCGCGAGCTTCACGGGGTTTCCCTCTGTGCCGGCACTGTCAGGGTAACGGTCAACCTCGTCCAACAGGAGTATCCTGATCGGAAGTGACGCAAGGTTGCCGGGTGAATTGGCACCCACTGAGAAAAGGAAGCCACCGGGGAAACGCTTCTCGAGGATGGTGTTATCCTTGTTCTTTGTTGCCGTGTCTGATATCAGGTTGTGAAGAATTTTGTTATCCCTGAGCAACGGGTCAAACCTTACCTTGCTCCATCTCTGCGCCATGGCGAGGGAATAGTGTACGAAGAGGATCGGTCCCGGGTCGTGCACTATGTGGTACATCATCAGGTTGTTCACCATCTCCGTCTTCCCAATCTGAGAGGAGGCCACCACCACCACCTTCTCATACCAGGGGTTGGTGAACGCGTCCATTATCTCCCTTTGCGCTTTGAAGCGATCGGTTCTCCATGGACCTGGTTCGGCCGATGTTTCAGATGAAAGCACACGGTACCTGTCAGCGAACTCACTGAGGTTCAGGATCTCCGGAGGCTTTACCAGGTTAGCGGCTTCTATTACCCGGTGTTGGAACGGGGTTAGGTCGAGTGTCATTTGGTCTTTCCGTTCTTCGTGGTTCTTGCCGGTCCTGCTTCTTTGGCAGTTGCCGGTCTTGCTTCTTTGGTTCCATTGGTTCTTTTCCTTTTTGGTTCTTGATAGTAACTGCAAAAGTCGATGGCGCGGACAGATTCGACCACGCCTTTCTGCAGGATGATCTTCACTTCTTTAAGCGGGCGGCCGGTAAGATCGGGCGCGAGCTTGTTGGGTAGTGAGGTGATGGTGTTCCTCACCACGGTCATAACGCGGGAGAGTTCCATTATCACGGTGTCGATCTCCACCAGTTTGCCCCGTTGCTGGTCAAGCTCGAGCTGCTTAAGGTCTGCTTCGATCGTGAGCTTCCTGAGCTTCTCTGCTTCGGAGGTAATTTCAGCGACTGAGGTTTCCAGTTGTGCCTGAGTCTTTTCCACATACCAGGAGAATACCTTTCTGAGGTCCCATTTGCCACGGGAGGCGGCCGGCATTCCCTGATCTTTGTAGTTGGAAATAGTCTGACGGCTTACCCTCAACAGGTTCATCAGTTCTTCAGTGGTTACTAAAAGGGGTTGCTCAGCCATGTTTTTTGTATCGTTTCAGGTTGAAAATTTGGGGCTCCCGCGAACCATGATTTTTAAAAGTGCGTTTTTGCGTTGTATTCAATATAAACCCGTTTGAAATAAGTTGAAATCTGAACGAAATCGGCGCTTCAGCGCACC